GATCGTCAAATGGTTATCCCCTAATACGTGGGTTGCTGGATAGGGTGCTACCCTATTGGTAAATGAAAAATAGGTAGGATTTTATGGGGGATTACTATATATATATTCATAGGGTGGCAGGGGGGGGCTGACCCTTCCCGTTTTCACGTGAAAATGGCTAACCACCACCACAACGCCAACGTCGCTTAAGAATGATTAAACGACGTTAAAATAACTGATCAATGATTCATTGGGGTATATCGACTATGTAACAATCGTTAGTCAATAGCCTATTGATTATAGCCGGAATTGGTTGATAGTGGGGTATAACCCCTTGTCAATGTACTACTTTTTAATATATGTGGCTTAGAACGGCGTATATGGCCTTGTTTTGCGCCTTGTATTCATATTTTAGCAGGTTTTGACCCATTTTCCCGCAAATTGACCTCCCGCAAATTGACCTCCCACGCCTGATCACCAACAACCTGATCAGCCGTGCCTATAATCCCACGGCCTGTTGTATATTATACCATAACCAAAAAAGATGACAGTCAATCATATTGGACGTTCCTAGACGTTCCTAGACGTTTTAACAAAAATAATTTGCTAAAATATACCAAAAAAACTAAAACGTCTAGGAACGTCCATGCAAATTTTTTTATTCATATATAAAAACTATATACATATATATTATATTGCAATATAATATATATACTATAAAAAAAATTTATTTAGAATAATAAAAGGATAGACGTTCCTAGACGTTTTAAAAGTTTTTCAATCTTTTATTGGTTATAATAAAAAAAAGTGTCTAGGAACGTCCAAGCAATTCAATTTATATTAAAACAGAACTTGACAGAATAGCACGAATATTATGCCACGATTTGACATTGTTGTAAATAAATGCCTAACAAACAGTTGTCAGTTGGTGCCTTAAAGCCTATTAAAACCCTCCAATTCGTTACAGTTAATCATACCTGTGGATAACTTTTTTGGTTAGCTATAATAGCCTATAAACACTACCCCTTGACAACTGTTTATAAGTTTGATACAATTCTAACAGTCGCCCATAACTTAAGGGTATAACCTAAAAAACGGTATGAACTATTACAAATTGAAGTTTTAAGATAATCAGAGCTGTTGGCGACTTAGCTGTTATTAAAGAAAATGATTTGGCAACTAAACAACATATAAATACAACGGTTACCAGATTGCAATAGCTATCAGTAATAATGAATAATGACTTGTTAGATAATCCGATAAGCTATCGGGTTATCAATATAACTCATTAAATAATAAACGTATGAACGAATTAAAAACATGGTCGGACTTATCAAGTCGTTACAGCATGGTGCTATTTAACAACGCTCCAAGTATAAACGACGGCGACGTTTTGCAAGAATGGCTTGAATGCCACGAATGCGACGCTCAATATCACCTTGAAACTTGCGAAGTCAAGGACTGTAAGGAATGTGCGAAGATTAAGGAAGAGTACGGCGAATGCCCAGAGTGCGAATGCGAGCCGTATCAATGGTACGCCATTGATATAAGCGAGCTTGATGTAGAATATCTGAACAAGGATTTTAAGTTAGATATATTCTACAGCGAAACGTTAGGGCTATACCTTTTACCAGTTTACCATTTTGGCACTAGCTGGAATATTATGAAGCTTGACGGCAGTTATGCAACAGAGACTAATTAATCTATAGACGCCAGCGGGTAAACAGTTTACCCGCCCAAGCTTATAAATTAAGTAATAAAAACGTATGACACTAAATGACAAACTGGTTGAGCATTATCATTGTTTTAACACGGAACGATTTTATGTAGACGAACACGACGAAGAAAACGGCTTTTTATCAATCGTTACAAGTTCTATAGAAGACGCTTGCCCTATAAAATTATGCAAGGGCATAGCCAGATTCTGCAAAAAGAACATTGACGCTGATAAATACCCGTTTATCTATGTTGGAGCATGGGTATTCGAAACTAATAAAATATAACTAAATTATGAAACTTTATTATCACAAAACAGACGGCGGAGCGGAGTATTTAACTGACAAGTTTATAATCTGCCCGAACGGCGAGAAAGCGGGTATTTTCAAGGGGTCAAAATATTGCGTTCGAATCGACGGCGATATTAAAAAGGACGCTGAACTATTAATAAATGAAGATAACTAAACATCGTTTACTAACTAGTGGGCCGAGCAACGGCCTACTAGCTAACAAATGATAAAAACAGTATGAAAGTTAAAAACACGGCGGTTAGTTACGAGTATGTTTTAGTCTTTGACAAGGACGAGAACTACTTTTATCTAACAATGGAGGACTTGACCGAAATTTTAAACACCGTCAAGTTAACCAAGGTTAAAAAACGAGTACGGGAGTATGTTAAATTAAAATAAGATAAAACTATGATTATCCAAGTAAAGGATTTTAATAAACAAGCGAGGGCAGAGTATGACAAAGCAGTCGAGAATTATGAGCCAAGCGAGGGCGGTTTCCCGTCTTTATTAATGCACATTTTCTCTAATGAAGCTGGAGAGCCAAGACAAAAAGGCTGGGTTATAACTAACGGTCATTGTCATGTTATTTATCCAAGTAAGCAAAAGGCCATAGACTTCATTAACTCATAACATCGTTTACTAACTAGTGGGCTAACGGCCTACTAGCTAACAAATGATAATATAATCTATGTATTGCAAACGATGTAAAAGCCAGCAGGCCTATATACGCCAAGCTGAGGACTCTTATGCCAAAGAGGTAGTTTGCCCTAACTGTTTGCTTAAAACTCCGCTAAAGGGCTATAATAACGAAAATAACCACAACTATGATGCTAACGACTAACGATATATTAGGTCAATTCCCTTTCGGGCTTGACCTTGATTTTGTTCTACAAGAAACTGGCAACAGCCTGCAGGGTACATATCAGATCGACGCCGTGATCCCTGATTTTGTTTATCAATCAATTTACAGGTTTGATATTGTATTTGAAAAAGATATTTTTTCCGCTTCAATAGCAAGCGAGATGGGCGAAATTAAAGATAAGTTGATTTGGCTGGATAAAAAAGCTAACATAATTATCCGTAACTTGCGACCAATTCCCAAAAATCCGAAGCCGATTAAGTATGCAACGCCAACGCCACCAGACAATGGGGTAAAGCCTCTACACGGGGCGGTGGATAAGCTGTGAGCAAAAGGCTTTGACAGGCCTCCCACCTATTTGCTACTATAAAGTAACTTAAATAACTAGCTTGTCAGTTATGTTACATCAGCTTAAATATATAAATCCGTCAATGAATGAGCGTGGGGCTATGCCTCAGACAAGCCCTCATTTCATTGGCGGTTTTTTGTATCTAAATTTTTAAATAAAAAGGTATGTATATTTGCATAAAGTGCAATGAAGTCAAACACGGTTGGCAGTTTTATAAGTTTTTTATTGGGTATATGGGTTATGGGACTAGCAAGCGCACAGATATTTGCAAGGATTGTGCTCATCGTTTAGAGTTTGAGGCAGTAAAAAAGTATCTAACCAAACATGGCAAAAGCAATTAAAAATCATGAAGTAGTAACGGAGTTATTAAATACCCCGCCACTATCAACCGACCTCGCATATTGTCGCGAGTATGATAACTTTTATTTGTGGGAAAATTATTACTATAAAGAGATGTCGATAATTGATATGCACGACAAAGTCCATAATTTTGTTATCAACCGCTATCCAGAAATTCAGTTGACTGAAAGTGTAGTCAGGGATCTTATTTATCAGTTAAAGCGTATGATATTTAAGGATAGGAAGTTTCTTGATTATGAAAAAAGTAAGTTTGCCTTTGGGGATTGTTATTTTGATACTGATACTTTTAAGATTAGCCCGACAACAAGAGATAAGCTGGTGGTTTATAGTATTCCGTACGCACACGACGAGATAGAAAACTTTGAGATACCACTATTTTATAAGTACTTACGGTCAACCATAGTTTATAAAGAAACTGGCGAAACCGACGAGGACTTAATTGAGTTGTTACAAGAGATGTTTGGGTTTTTTATAATGGATTCACTTAAGGCTACTGGTGCATTTTTTCTTACTGGTACTGGTAGTAACGGAAAAAGTGTATTGATAAATGTATTGCTTGATATGATTGGGCAGAAGTTTTGCTCAAGTATGAGTATTCAAACCTTGACTACTAAGTCGTTTGCTATGGCGGGGCTTATTGGCAAGAAGCTAAACATATCCAATGAAGAAGAAAGTAAACACATGAAGAGTGATGTTTTCAAGGCTTTGATAACTGGTGATCCCGTTACGGCTGATAGGAAGTTTCAGTCTATGATTAGTTTTCAGCCAAGAACAAAATATTTGTTTGCTTCAAATGAAATGCCAAAGTTTGATCGGCTTAATCATGGGCTAAAACGACGTATAAAAATTATCCCTTTTTATCGGGAGTTTTCTGACGAAGAAGCAGACAAGGGATTAACCACTAAATTGAAAACTGAAATGCCAGGGATTGTGGCGTGGGCAATCGAGGGGGCGAAAAGGTTAGTTAAAAATGATTATGTTTTTTCTCGTCCACAAGCCATGAAAGATGAGTTGGCAGAATTTGAAGCAGAAGTATCTAGCGTGGTTAGATTTGTTAGTACGGAGTATGAGATTGATGAAACAGGGTTTATATCTAACGCTCAACTATATGAAGAATATAAAGAGTGGTGCGAGGTCAATGGAAAGCAGTCGTGTAATTCAATCCGATTTCATAAGGAGATTTCAGCAATGCCGAACGTTAAGCAGTCAAGAAGAATTATCCCCGAAACTGGTAACAGGGCGTGGGGCAAGAACTTAAACATTAAAACAGATGAGTATGAGCAAGGAACAGACACAAAAACCCAATCTGCCCTACTCGAACTATAGACAGAAGCCTCGGGTAACTATTGATGACTTTGACCAGAGGGAGGTTGAAGGTATGGCGGACGTAAAGTTATTATATTTCCGGCACGCTATGGCAAGACTGATTGAGAAGAAGGCTGAAGCTAGGCAATGGCGCAACAAAGATAACGCCATGCTGTTGGATATTATCGGTGAGGAAATTGAAATGGTAGCTAAGAATATTAAAAAGTTTGCGTTCCTACGAAAGAAGTCGCGAGGTGAGATAACTAAAGATAATTCATTTGACTTTGACTTAATCCGAACGGTGCCAATTGAAATGGTTATGCCGAATCGGCCGGCGAATATGGCTCCGAATCGGTGGTTCTACGCTTCACCGTTTCGTGAGGAAACCAGACCGAGTCTAGTGTGGTTCATAAACAACAACCGCTGGTGGGATTTTGGAGCCAATGAGGGTGGCTCGGTGATAGATTTATATATGAGGTTAAATGACTGCGATATATCTACAGCCTGTAAGGAATTAAGTGAGATGTTATAGGCAATAGTTATCCACAATTGACAACTATATGTAATGAGAGTAAGCTAAGGACATAACAAATTAAAGAAAGTAATGACAAAGAAAACGCAATTCAACATGAAGAATCCATTGACGATCTTCAAGAAGAGTAATAAGAATATGACTTGGGCTAAGCTATCAGGAATAACCGGTATTTCACTTCAGGGCTTACTCCATATCTGCCGAGCAGATGAACAGGGTATTCTTAACGGCAGGCTAAAAACATATCTAGCAGTCAAGGATTCAATCGGAGTCGACTTATTAGAATTTGAAGAATAAATAAATAAAAACAAAGATGGCAAAAGAAGTGGCAACAACACCTGAAGCCGGTGTATCAAACATTGAGAAGATGAGGGAGATGAGTGGAGAAAATTCTGGAGGGGATTCAAACTTTATCCCAATTATTAAAGTAAGCAATCAAAAGATTGAGAAAGAAGTGGACGGAGAAAATCTTGAAGTACTTGGCAAGGCTGAGTTTTTAAAGACAATCCTAAACGACGCAAAAGAATTTGTTGAAGAGCCTTGGGAAACAAAGTTCAACGGTACAGTTCTAAAGATTATGTATAAGGTGCAGAAGAAATGGAGTGCTTCAGATACAACACCTTTCTGGTCATCTTATGAGTTCCTTTCATTTGGTGATACCAAGATTGAGCTTAACTCTAATCAAGAGTTGATGTGGGCTGGTTCATATAATGAATTGAAAGTTGAATATAAAGATAAGTACACTTTATTTGCAGTTGCTTATGTAATGCTTGATGATGGACAAGTTATAAAACTTAGGGTTAAGGGCGACGGACGAAGTAACTTATGGGATTATATGAAGACATTTGGTTCCGATGATAGCATTAGCGCACACACTACAGCGTTTAGCATTGCTAAAAAGAAAGGTGCTGGATTCAGCTACCATGTAGTAGAGTATGAGAATGTTGGAGTAGTTAAGGATATTGCTAAGGTGATTGAGGTTCAAGAGGATATGCAAAAGTTCTTTGACGCTAGAGAAAGCAAGGGCGATGGCGAAGAAAAGCAGGAGGTCATTGACGAAGTTAAAAACGTCGAGGCTCTAATGGATATATAAATAATAATCTACTTGTCAGATGAACAAACTATTGACTAAAGATAATTACTTCTCGGGAGAGTTTAATTATATAACGAACTCAAAGATTGGGGACTTTCTATTGGATAAAGCATATTTCAAGAAAAAGCATATTAAGCATGAGATTGAGTTTGTTCCATCTGCGTCAATGAAACTCGGTAGTAGGGTCGATACCCTGCTAACCGAGGGCATCACGGAATTCAATAAGAAGTATCAAGTAAAGGTTTTAAAAAAAGACAATCCAAGTGAGTACGAATATCAGAAGAATCATGTCGATGAGTTGGAATTTATAACTGATGCGCAAATGGACGTTGTTATAAATATGGCTAACTCGGTCCAAACGCAAGAGTGTTATGAGGATTTGAAGCATTATCAGCGACAGGTGGCACTATCGGTAGAGATTGATCCTGGCACAAACTTTAATCGCTGGCAGGGTTATGCTGGCATGCTGGACTTCTTACACATCGGCTGTAGTAAGGCAATCATCGTTGATCTTAAAACTACTAAGAGCATTGATCCTCGTAAGTATGCTTATGCCTGTGAAGATTATGGTTATTATCGGCAGATGGCAATGTATGATTATTTAGTCCGACAGAACTTTCCACAGATTAAGGAAATTGAATATAGACATTTAGCTGTAGAAAATACTGGGCCGGTATATAAAGTTCAAACATTTAAATTAGATAGAGCTAGGGTCATGGACGAGTATAAGAATATGCAAAAGCATATTTCGGACATCTTAACGGAAACCAAGTTCCTACCACAAAATTTATCTTGGTCTAATTCACTAACAATTGGAGATGAATAATGCAATTATATTAGTAGGAGAAGGTGGTTGTGGAAAAACTACTTTGATAAAGTCTTTTATGAGATATTTTCAGGGAGAGCAATCTTGTTTTTCTTTGCCGGAGATTATCAAAAGTAGATTTGTATTAGTTATGCTCCTTAGGCCATATATTAACGTGACCGAATTAGGTTTAAATGACTTTAAATTATTTAAAACTGATAAATGGAAATCTCTTGTTAGCGGAGAAAAAATGGTAATGGATGTAAAATATAAAAAACCAATTATAAAATCCGTGCAATGTGACTTTGTCTTCACTACTTGTGAATTACCAAAGGGCTGGAAGCCGACAAAGGCGATGAGATTAAAAGTATTTAATATAAACAAATTAGTATGAGCATTAAAGATAACAAGGTAACTGATTTACTACTCTGGCAAATGGCGTTTACAGTATTTAACACTGAAGCCGGAATAACTACCAGACTTAAAGAAGAGGTCAATAAAATTTCTATCGAGAACCTTAGCCCGGATAATCTTAAGGCTAAAAAGAACTTGGAAGAAGCACTTAGCTTGTCGGAAGACAGAATGCTAAGGGCTGGTAAGATTAAAAAGGAATTAGAGGATAAATATATAATATGAATAAATTTTATAAACCAACCCCAATGAGACGAGAAATAAAAACCAGCTGGATTACTGTTATGGGGCTTGTAGTGATAGCAATATTGATAGCAGGAGTATTTATCAACTTTACAGTTAAAACTCTCCATACGGCTAATTTGAGCCTTGTGCGACCTGCTAATGCACAAGAGCTATGTGGTTTAGATAGTGTAGAGTGTGGGGAAGAAACACCAGAAGATATTATCAGAGAACTTGGAGGTGAACGGACTGAATATCTATTAGCTCTAGCGATGTGTGAAAGTTCTATGCGACCAGACGTTAGGGGTACAGTTGATAAAAGAGATAGAGGATTATTTCAGATAAATTCTAGATGGAATCCTGACGTAACTGATGAGTGTGCTTTCTCGGCTAGATGTTCAACTCTATGGGTAATAAGTGAATTAAAAAAGGGGAACTCATGGAAATGGGTTTGCCATAATAAAATAATATGAAAAAAGATATTGGAAAAATAGTTTATGACTTAAATAAAGGTAGATTTGGAGAATTTAGGACAGTATCCGATTATAATATTCCAATGCCTAAAATTGAGGAATTAAAAAAAGAAGAATGTGATTCGTCTAGTAAATTTATTTCATACGAAATATTTGTTAAGGATATTGTCGGTAATTGCAGCGATTTTTGGAACTGTATTTCAAATTTTAATGTAGCATATAACAAAAAAGAAGTTGAAAAACATTTTGACGACAAAATAAAAAAGCTTGAAGAAGAGTTGGAATTGTGGAAACAATTTAAAGAAATGCAACTTGAAAAAGCAGATAAATATTTTACCGAATTTGAAGAAATAAAAAAAAGCACTAATTATTTTAATTATTAACTAAAAACTATGAAAACATTTGAAAGTGGAAAGAACGCAAAAGAGCTTGGAATAGATATAACAAGAAAGTTTGTGGTTGTTGATGAGTATGAGTATGAGGATGATAATGATATGGTTAGGGCAGGAGATATTGTTACTATTAAAGAAGATGATGATAGCAGATACCCCATTTTCTGGAATAGTGATAAAAGTAATTATAACTGTATACATTGGAGTCATCTAGCCTACGAAGAGAAGTCTTGGGACACACTAGTAGAGGGTGATGTGGTTATTGATGAAGATGGAGAGGAGAGAGAGGTGCTAGGAATTTGTGGAAGGGTTATATTTTTGAGTAGCCGTAGCGATAGAGATACAACTGGTTCCTCTTACACAAAAGAAGAATTACAAAGGTATGGTTATACAATTAAAGGAACTGAAGATACTAAAGTAACTCTAACAAAAGCTGAAATAGCTGAGAAATTAGATATTAAATTAGAGGATTTAGAAATAAAATAAAAAAATGAAATTAACAAACGATCAAATCAAGGTTATCGCAAAAGAATTAAACCGAAGCAAAACTACTCCAGACTTGGCAAAGCTATTTAATGTTTCATCACAGGTAATAGCTAACGCTGCTCTTAAATTAAGAACTTATGGAGTTAATATTCCAAAAGCTGGAGTAATAAGATGGAAACAGCTAGCTGAAGAAATAAAACAAGGAGAATAATATTATAGAGGTATAAATAATTGATTGAGGTGTGCTGCTACGACAAGTATGAGAGCTATCAATGCGCATGCTGGGATAAGTCTCTGTATTCCGTACATGACAGATTCTCTTGGCAGCGCACCCCAGTCAAGTATTTTTCCTCATACGTTTTTGCTTGCTGGTATGGTGGGTTAGTTGATGGTGTACATTCTCTTTATACATCATCGCATGGGCTAATCCATCTTATCCAGTTTGTAAATTGATTGTAGCAGTGGCGGAAAAGGTAGACGCTAATCGATAGGGTCTCCATGCTCTTCCAACGTATACAGAAACATGGGTAATTCCTATGCAAGGTGACTATACGAGGAAACAAAGTGTGTTCCATGGCAGAGAAATGACTGCCTCTCGGCAAATCCTTGCCTGCTACAATGAGTTTGTAAACAGGGAAGTTCAAAACGAACATCCCATAAAACAGGAGAAAGACAATGGGTGGCAAAGGTAGTAGTGGTGGTAGTTCTGGCGGTAACAGTGGTGGTTCATCCAACAGTGGCAATGGTGGCTCTGGTGGTGGTGGAGGAGGCACTGGTACAAAAGGCAAATAAGCCTAAAAGAGTTGGCGGACTCTAATAAAACCGCCACCTATTAAAAGAAATATGAAACAACACATAACTGAGGAACAGTGGGATTTAGAAACAACACCAGAACAGAAATATACTTGGAACGACTCAATGGTTAGTCCTAATCCAAGCTTAGGTAGTGCAGCCTATCCAAACATAGGACAAATGATAGAGTTTCTTGGGGATGTTATTAAAATGAGTAAAAACGATACGGAAGACGGCATGGCTTGGTTCATACTCGGAGAATCTTGGAGAAGTTCAGGAGAGTTTGAGCTTTGTGACGCTCTATGGTCTGCTTGTAAACAAAAACTAAACATATGAAATATAAGAAAATACAATTAACAGCGTTGGATTGGTACAGCTACAACAACCAAGACAGCATAGACGAGGACTATCCAGTAGGAACTGTAGAGATAGTTGGTTTTCTAATTAAAGAAGATAAGCAGAAAGTTGTAGTAGCGATGGAAATATTTACTTCACATAACAATGACTTGAGAAAAGTGATGTCTATTCCTAAGGGCTGTATAATTAAGAGAAAATATTTAAAATAACTATGGAACAACTTAAACAAAAGATAATAAAGGCAGTTCCTGGGATAGAAAACTATTATCGTTCTGGGAGTCTTAAAGTATATGACGAGAAATTTAATGAAGCAGATGGGGCTTTTGATAAAGACATAACCTTAGAAGATGTTTTGGTGGCTCTGGGGAAAATAAAACCAGAGAATAATGGATATTATGTATTTGATATTACAAATAGTGTTATAGCAGAAATGGTTGGAGAATTTAATGAATCGCCTGAAATAGTAAAATGTAAATCTTGGCAACTCGGTAAACCCCTATCAGAGCAGACAAAAGAAACAATAGAGTTTTTAAATAAAATAATAGATTAGTATGAAAAAAGAAATTACAGTATCATTTCGTGGTCATAATGTAAGCGTATTTCTTGACGACAGAATAGTTCTCGATAGTTCTTATCTTGAAGACGTAGTTGCAAGAGCCGCCTATAGAGCAATAGAGGATTGGGCTGGGAATGTTGGATATAGATTGCTATCAATTGCAAAAGAAGATGATGACGAAGTAACTATTAAAATAAGCAAAAGTTCACTACAAGCATTAAAGGATAGTGGGATTAAGATAATAAAATAGTATGAACAAATTCAAACTAACAAAGGAAACAAAAGAAGTATTCGGTAATAAAGTTTATCGTATTCAAGCACTTAAAGACTTTACTTGTATCAATGGCAGAGAAGTTAACAAGGGAGATAAGGGTGGTTGGGTTCAAAGTGAAGATAATCTAAGTCAAGATGGATTATGCTGGTTATTTGATGAGGCAATTGGAATGGAAAATAGCAAAAGAACAGAAAATAGTATCGGCTTTGAAAACAGTCGACAATTTAAAAACAGTCGTCAAGCTGGAGATAGTCAGCAATCTGGAAACAGTTGGCAATCTGGAGATAGTCAGCAAACTGAAAACAGTCAACAATATGGAAACAGTCGGCAATATGGAAACAGTCAGCAATATGGAAACAGTCAGCAATCTGGAAACAGTCGGCAAGCTGGAGACAGTCAGCAATCTGGAGACAGTCATCAATCTGGAGACAGTCAGCAATCTGGAGACAGTCATCAATCTGGAAACAGTTGGCAATCTGGAAACAGTCGGCAATATGGAAGCATAAAACTTAATAGCGGTCATTGCTTTGCTTACAAAGAAAAAGATTGGGATATTACAGAGATTGATATGGGAGATGATGGTATTTGTTTAGTAAAAGATTATAAACCTGAAGAAGAAGAAAAAGAAGTAACCATTAAGATCAGTGAGAAGTCTTTACAAGCATTAAAGGATAGCGGGATTAAGATAATAGATTAGTATGAATATACTTTCATTGTTTGACGGAATAGCTTGCGGAAGAGTTGCCTTAGGGCGTGCAGGCGTTAAGGTTGATAATTACTATGCTAGTGAAATTGATAAATATGCCATATCAATAGCACAAAAAAACTATCCAGATATTATACAGATTGGTGATATAAATGACATAAAAGTATCATCCTATAGAGGTGGTGGATTAAAAACATCAGACTTGAAATATAAAAAAATAGACTTACTTATGGGTGGCTCACCTTGTCAGGGGTTCAGCTTTGCAGGTAAACAATTAAACTTTGACGATCCACGCAGTAAACTATTTTTCGAATTTGTTAGAATACTAAAAATAGTAAAACCAAAATACTTTTTATTGGAGAACGTCAGGATGAAACAAGAATATCAAGATGTTATTTCAGAACAATTAGGAGTTAAGCCAATTATGATAGACAGTGCTTTGGTTTCTGCTCAAAGTAGGAAAAGATTATACTGGACTAATATCCCAAATATTAAACAACCGAATGATAAAAAGATTTATTTAAAGGATATTATCCAGAATGGACTGCCACTAACTGATAAGGCTTATTGTTTAAAGATAGGTGGCAATCAGGGTCTTACATTAAATGGGTTTGAAGACTATTTACAGAAATGTCGTGGTAATTTTATACTAAAGAATAAACCAATAAGAATTGGACATTTTAATTCTGGTGGTCAAGGGGATAGAGTTTATTCACTTCAAGGAAAAAGCGTTTGCTTATCCGCACTAGGAGGTGGCAGAGGCGCTAAGACAGGCTTGTATGCTATTGCACAGCGTGTTAGGAGCATAGTTAATGGTAAGCGTAAAGACATTAAAGGTGCTAAAACGGAACAGAGACTAGAAACTTCATTTAATGAAAAATCAAATTGCTTGACATCAGTGCAAAAAGACAGCTTATTACTTGATAGTAGAAATATTCCAAGTTTAGTAAGAAAATTAACTGCGATAGAGTGTGAAAGATTACAAACATTATCTGATAATTATACTGAAGGAATTTCAAATACACAGAGAGTAAAGACACTTGGCAACGGATGGACTGTCGATGCCTTGGTTGGGATATTTAAGAAGATTAAATAAAAGAACATAACGACATGAAAAAGTATTTATGTATTGGAGAAGATGGATTTCCAGTTGAAGGAATAATTGGAAGACCGATTAAAACTTTTATCCGACGGCTCTTGCTAACAAGGAGATTTGAAAAAACCGATAACTGGGAAAGAAGAACTGGATTAAAGATGAGGTTTGACTAATGTTAAATAGTATTCGTTCATTAAGAAAGGAGGTAGAAGATGAAAGTCTGTAAGGAATGTCTAAGAGTTCTGGTCGGTGGTTACTGGTCAGTCGGAGAAGTTCCTAAGGGTACTAAAATAGTGCCAGTGATTTGTCCAGACTGTAAGAAGAGGAAGGAGAGGTCGTAACGGTCAAGGTTTTGCAGGTTTCCTATAATAATCTGCACTAATTTTAAAAAGAAATTATTAACTCATTAAAATAAAAGAATGGGAAAAAAAATAGACTGGAAGTCTTTAACTATCGGATTGCTGGTAGTTGTAGTAATGGTTGGAGCGTGGGCTATCTTTGATAACTCACCAAGAGTTGAGGATAGTGTGTTTGAGGAAGTAGATCAGATTTCTGAAGCTAGACAAACTATCGTTGATAACATTGATAAGTACACTCTATGTAATTATCAAGGACAGATTATTTCCTGTGCCTCATTTGTTCAATACATGATTGATTCAACTGCTACGTCAACTGTTCAATAGATGAAGAAACTTTACGCACATCAACAACGGCTCCTCGACCAAAACCCCCACAAGCATTTGCTGGCGTGGTCTTGCGGGTTGGGAAAAAGTTTAGCAGCTATTGAACTGGCTAAAAAATCCGGCGAGATGGAAACCCTAGTCGTGTGTCCTAAAAGTTTAGTAGAGCAATGGAAGCAGGCCAGTCATGAACACACCCACTTTTTTCAGATTATAAGCAAGGAGACGTTCAGGAGGGACGCAAAAACTCTTCGATCATATAACTCAATTATAATCGACGAAGCGGATTTCTTCGGCAATACTAAGAGTCAGATGCACAAGTCGCTCGCTTGGTACCTAAAGGTACATGGCGTAGAGTATAGATATTTACTAACAGCCACACCTTACCGGTCGTCTATAATGGGGTTGTTTGCACTTGGGTTATTACTAGGTCATAATCTCAAGTGGTATAAATGGGATAAAATGTTCTTTAATAGAATACTTATGGGCAGCAGAAGGATTCCAGTTCAGAAGAAGATAGTTTGTGGTAGGCCAATAGAGTCATACATTACTAGTATAATTAAAAAGTTTGGAAGCTCTGTTAAGTTAGATGACTGTTTTGACGTACCGTCTCAGGTCTTTAAGACTGAGTTTTTTAAGCTAACTAAAGAGCAGAAAGAAGCTATAGCTAATAACACCGATGTAGAAAGCATTGTTAGATTCACCAGGAAGCATCAAATAGAGCAAGGTTTTATTGCTGGAGATAAGGGCTATACCGAGGATGTGGAGATTAAATGTGATAAGAATGACAGGATAAAGCATTTGTGTTCTCAACATAAGAAGGTCGCTATCATAGCCAGGTATTTAAAGCAACTCAAGATATATGCTGAACTGTTGAAGGATAGAAAGATATTTATTATCAACGGAGCTACCAAGGACAAGCATCAACAAACCAAGGATATTGATGCCTCCGATGATTGCATTGTACTTATACAATCAGCCACTACAGTTGGCTACGAATTACCTAGTATTAATTTCATTATATTTGCTAGCTATGATTTTAGTCTAGCAGCGTTGGTCCAGGCTAGGGGTCGCTTTTTGAGAGCCAACAAGCTCACCCATAATGTATACGTAGCATTGGTCCAGAAGAAGGGGTCAATTGATTACAGCGTCTATGATTCACTAATAAACAAAAAGCTAGACTATCATTTTGCGGTTTATAAAAAGTAGCATTGACAAATAGTGTGCCTATGCTATGATAACAGTATCAATAATATAATGTAGTTATATATGGTTAAGTTGAAATGTTGTGGGTGTGGCAAGAATTTTAATAGAAAGGCATCCAGAAACTCGAAGAGAAAGTTCTGTAGCCAAGAGTGCTATCGTGAGTATGGACAAGTAACACACGGTCTATCCAGGACTAAGTTCTATAAACGACACGCTGATATGATGAAGAGATGTTATGACAGTAATGTCGAAAGTTATAAATACGCAGGCGGTCGTGGGATTAGAGTCTGCAAAAGATGGCATAGATTTGAAAACTTCAGAGATGATATGTATGATGAATATCTTGAATTTTCCAAGACCAACACCAGTAGAGATGTTACTCTAGAAAGGACTGATAACAACAGGGGGTATTCTAAGAGTAATTGTAAGTGGGCTACCCAGTTCGAGCAGAGTAGGAATAAAAGGAACCTTAGGATGATAACCTTTAATGGTAAGACTATGTGCGCGGTAGATTGGGAGAATGAGTTAAATTTATATAGGAATTGTATTTATAATAGGGTCAGCGTACGTGGATGGTCGATGGAAAAAGCATTAACAACTAAGCCGCGATGGAGGCATAAGAAATAAATTATATGAACGCAAAATATAAAATAGGTGACGTGATTACGTTTAAGGCTGCCGGCGGTAACTGGGGGCTAGATAGTTTGAACATAACAGTTACCGTAGCTTACATAATAGAGACTGGAGAAGGGATAAAGTATGGTTCAGATAACTATTTAAATATACCAGAGGAAAGGATATATGGTAAAACACGAAGCTAAATTCCACACCAAGCTAATGAAGTGGCTCAAGCACAACAGCCACACTATCGGCAAGAACTTCTTAATTGAAACTAAAGTTGTCAGGCCGGGGCGTACAACATTTTCTTGGACTGAGTTGTCAGAGAAGGAAATACGGCTGTTAAATATGGCTAAGGTAAATAAGATACTAGCCACCAATAGTGATATGGATAGGACAGGAACCCTATGTGATGGCTACTGCCTAAGCGGTGATGGGATTATGTTTATTCAGTGGGTCCGTCGTGGCAACAAAACATTCTATGCAATTAATATAGACACAATAAATAATGAGCTAGACAAGGGAGAAAAATTATTAACAGAAAAGCACGCAGAAGAAATTTGCATGCTTAAAGGAAAAATTATATGATGCCAATAATAATAGAAGTCGTAATCGCGGCCGTTGTACTCTACGTAATATTTTTAGTTGTAGATTCTGGACACTAATCTTTTGATATAAAACTAGAAGAGAATGGTTGAATAACTTCATTTTCTAACAATAGGGTTTCTAGCCCCTTCTTCCTTCCCCATTCTTGGTATGTCTCTTGTAGGTCAGCATCTATTGGCTGTATTTTTGCACCAACCATTCTTAATAATTCCTGTTGTAGTGTTCTTTGCTGTCTAATATCAGCATCTTTATCTAGGGCCCCCACTATTCCTTTATTTCTTCTTGTCCCGTCGTGCATGATACCACCTGGTAATTGGTCAGCAACAAGGGGTGGCGCCATAGTCTTAGTTAAATGCCTCATAATATCTCCAAGTTGTTTTTCTGTTGAGTCACTATCCTTCCATATTTTATCTCCATAAAAGTCTTGGTTTTTACCAAGTTCTTTTATTATATTTAAAGCTGGCAACCCACTAATAGCTGTCTCTGCTAATGATTCTTTTGTGCCAGTCTTGGTATCTGTTTGCCTTCTTATCATCCCACCTGAAACTAAATCACCAAATGGAATTATATATGTTAAATCAAAGTAAGCCGATCTGCCGTGCTTATCTTTCACTGGTAATTTAATATAAAGTCCATCCTTAACCCACTGTGGTTCGGAGGCTCTCTCTCTAGCGGTAGTCTTAATATCAGCAGCATTCTCAATGTTGTTTTTTATTTTACCAAAAACTGAGATTCTATGCGGCGCCTTAAGTGCGGTCTCAGCTACAACTGGAGCTGCTTTTAAAGAAAAGGTAATAAATGGATAACCAAAAAGACTACTTCTCATTTTTCTTACAAATGGAGTTACTTGAGCATAATTAAATGTTGCGCTTTCAGCAGCCTTCCATGCGTCTTCAATCCCTATACCTTTCTTTCTCTTTGCAATAAATGCAGCCATCTTAGCTATATTCTCCTCGCCTTGGTACATATCACCAAGAACTTTCTTTACCTTATGCCAGTTCTTGCCCAGCTTTCCAGAAACCCCAGCAAGTTGTGGGTCAGTTAATAGATTTTTAAATTCATTAGACGCTAAGGTGTCAATCCCATAACCGACAGTCTTGGCTTCGTCTATATATTTTCCTCCCTTAGCGATTTGCCCAATCGCTTCTGAATATAGGTCTGCTCTCCAAGGACCAATGCCCAACTTCCACCAATTAAGAACAGTGTTCGAGGTTAGGTTTCTGGCGTGAGTAGCTGGGTTTAAAATAACTTTATTAAACTTAAAGGCGGCAACAGCTTTAGTCCCAAGATTATTAACTACTGGATCGTTAATAACATTTATATATTTAGCCACATTCTCTGGCACGTATTTACCAGCTAATGCTCCCATTCTTGCTCCCGCTGGTAGCTGTTTAAATCCAATCTGTGGCACATCACTTCCAACCTGTGTAGCTACCTTCTTAAACATCTTGGCAGTCTCTACATCTTTGCTTAAATCAAACATACTTTTAAACATTAAGTATGCCGGATTATCAATCTGTCCTAGCTTCTTTAATTCCGCCGGGCTTAAATCTTTACGAGCCTTAATGCCCTTAATTGCCAACGCCTTAGTAGAAAACTTTGATGCTTTCTTTACTGTTTCAAATTCTGTAAATGCAGTCTTAATATATTCACCTAAGTTTGCTTCGAACGTTCCCTGCTTAAGCATCCCCAACTCAACTGCTTCACGACCAAGATCATCAAGCTTAGTCCATGCCTTAGATACTTGAGCAAACTCATCTGGGCTTAATACTTTCTGAAGGTCTGGTAAACTATTTCTAATAAACCTACCAGTTGTGTCTTTAGTTAAAAGTTTTGCTGCCGTTTCCGGTTCAAACTTTGCAATACCTTTCATTAAAGAAGATACATTAGTAGCTCCCTGTCCTATCCCTCGAATGCCACGCTCATATGTTTCTTTAAACATTGGGTCAGCTCCAAACATCCATGCAAATTTATCTCCAAAATATTTACCAATCTTTGTACCTCCTTGTAATTCTGTGAAAGTTTTTTGAACGGGCAATCTTGTTGCAATATCACTACCAGCATCAATAGTCCTCTTAACCCTTTTACCGAAGACTGCACTCTTGGCTAATTTAGCAGCCTTAGTTACCCCTGGAATTTTAGCAAGTATTTTTGATGGAGCAATATATGTTAGCGGATCAACGGCAATGTCAAGGATTGTCCCAGCAATAACGCCAGGAATTCCATATTCCCCAAGGGCATCCTTATCTGAAAAACTTTGTCTAGTTTTTATTCCATTAGCAAACCCTTTCCCTTTAAGGGTTCCAACGACTCCATACTGAAGAGCATTAAGAACATCAAATATATCTGATACAAATCCACCGGAAAATATCTTTTTAACTTCTTCTCCCGACTGTCCTTTTAAGATTCTATCAGCATCTTTCTGTAGCCCAGAACTCTTTGCAAGTTCATACAACCCGCTTGAAGACCTTAAGTCCTGGTTAACGGTTTTTAGTCTACCCATTGTCTATTATTTATTTTCAAATAGCCCAGTAAAAAAATCACTTACATCCTCAACTGCTCCAGCAAATCCACCAAGCCCAGAAGCATCGTTAACAAGATTCTTCGGATAACCGTTCTTAATAAGTTCATCCCTGACTATATCTCCACGTCCAGGAAATTTACCCTGTAATCTTTCTGCCCTATCTTTAAGAGTAGTGTTCGCAAAATTTCCAGTACCAACCACCTTAGTTGGATCAGTAGCGGCTTCTGTTGTCTCAGTATCAACCGCTGTTCCCGTTCCTAACGATTGTGCCATAACAGATCTAATGCCATCATCAGTAGCCTCTGATGCGCTGTACAGCCCTCTAATTGTATTAAATATTGTAGCTTCTACCTCAGGAGTTATCTCCTTCCCTTGATATTCTAAGACTGTTTGGGTTACATCTTCCCTGACTGATTTTTCTGTTTCAGTATTCCCAAATCCTGGAGTTGTTCCAATGGTCACTCCATCAGCTGCATACCCACTGTTAATTAACTGTCTAGTACGGTCAACATTAGCTTGAAGTTGGTCTAACTCAACCTTACTCTTTGCATCAATCAAATCACTTGCCTTCTCAATCGCTGTAGCCAAGCTATCAGTAGGTTCAATCCCAACGCTAGGATATTGTGCAAGCAAATTTTGCACTGCTGCTTTCTCGGCTGCGATTACTTCTCTATCTTCTGCCGCTATTGTTCTATCCTCGGCACCCAATTGATAATCAAGTAACGTATCTGCTCTAATATTTTCTATGCCAGTTTGTTCTGCTGCCGTATCTACTTCTTCAAGTCTAAGGGCATAATCAGCTTGGTCAACTAACATCTTATAACTATACTCACGCAATTCTTTTAACTGTTCTCTTGAAGTTTTTTCTGCTGCCATATCTCCACTATCAATATATGCGATTCTTTCTTTCTCAATTTCACCAATCCTATCCTCAATTCTGCCTTGAGTTCTATTCATTAAAGATCGTCTAGCAGTAGATAACCCAAACCCACCACCTTGACCGGCAGCACCTTCAGTAGTAGAAAGCTGAGCTTCACCAAGTTTTTCTGCTCGCCGAAGACGTGGACCAAAAATAGATTCAGCTTGTATTCTCCTTGACTCCCTGGCTTTCTCTAAGTCTGAACCAATGCTCTCTTCATTAAGGGGGCTTATATATCCGTCACCATTAAGTATTTTATTAACAGCATCACGATTTGGATTGTGTCTATCGTCTGGGCTATAAACATCCGCAGGTGGTGGTGTTGTTACGTCAGCCACAGCATCAGGAGTTCCTCCGCTAAGGTACTGCTTGAATGCGGTTAAGTCTGCCCGAGTTTTGGTAAAAGGGTTTACTCCGGCTACTTCCAGATCCTTAGCTCTTGTAGATTGTGTTGCCATATAATATCTTTAATAATTTTATAAGCCTTATTCCAGCCCACCATTTATGATGAGCTGAGTAAGGTTTCTATTTAGTAGTAAAAGTATGCGTTTCCACTTACTGTACAATCTCCACCAGATGGAGTCATTGTTATGGTTCTATCCGCAGTAGACCATACAGTGGTTGCTGTTAAATCAGTAGAACCGGTAGATATATCTTTACACACTTCTGTTAGTAGTCCATATTTAGTTAGTGTAAACTGACACGTTTCATCATCACCTGCTCCGTTTGTAAGATCTACATGGATAATAGCCACCCTAGCATCTATTGGAACTTGAAATACATCACTAGAATCGTTAGCACTAGATAAGAACTGAGGATAGCTTGGTTCAACTATTAGAAGTTCAGTAGCTGATATTGCTCTTCCAACTAATCTTTCTACTGTTCCAGTAGCATTCTGTATAGCCCCAGTAGTATCTGATAGCCAATACTCACGAGTTGTTGAGGCTGTTGTAAGTCCAGTAAAGCCATCAATTATTCCAGATGAAAATACATCAACACTATTCCCTGCGGTTACAGAATCTTTTGCGAATCCAATAAAGTGTACCGTGGTTGAGGCGAGCGAGGCATCGGCTCTATATAATCCGTTTTCACCGATTACAACTGCATCACCACCAGTTATATCAACTGCAGCATTCACTGTCATTGATACCTGTCCTCTAAGAAACTTAGCAGTAGTTGTTGCTGATATAGTTACTGTATCGTTAAATGTTTCTGTTCCTGAATGAATATTAGTACCAGTCCAAGTATAACCCTCACTTAAATCCAGCCAGTTCTGACTAATCTTACCGTCGTTTTCACTTATAACTGCATATAGTCCAGTCATCCCACTATATGGAGTTGAAGTTGCATACTGACTTTGCATTACGTGGGGTACCAATACTCCCCACGGAGTTGAAGATGCCATCTCAATCTGTGTTGCCAATTCACTAATACCAGCAATAGCTTCCGTAGAAGTAGCTGCGCCCTGGTTTATTAGATTATCTGCATATAGCTTTGTAATAAACTGATTTGAAGTTGTTGCAGTTGTTGCGTCAGTAAACTCTGGATATACGGTAAATGTTTTCTTACCACTAATAGTAGCGTCATAAGCTAAGGTATCATATACTGCCTGCAAGTAGTGGTCATCGTTAGTTATGATAAGTTTAGCTCCACTATTATGTCGCTTATAATTATCAGTTGAGGTTGTATTTCCAGTTGACTCATAGCCCCACTGCATACCAGTTAAAGTATAATAAGTACTATTATCAGTTATTCCTGTCCAAGAAACAATCTCTTCATTAGTAGTGCCTTGATCTATTTTCCCAAAAAGAATACTACCTGAATCAGCCATTGTCCAGCGTGTACCATCAGTAGCAATAATAGGAGCTACATTTAAAGTTGTAACAACTCTAGCTGCGCCAGCGACTAAGTCCTGTCTGATAGCAACAGAGACTCCAGACGGTCTGAAAGGCGCTGCCCCAAGCATTAAAGGCAAGTCAAGATGTTGCCCAACTAAAATTAAGTCTGGGTTAGTAAGTTCATTAAGAACGACAATATCCTCTATTGTTGTCTCATTATCTTGCGCTATTCGCCAAAGAGTGTCGCCTGGCATGACCGTGTATGCTCCGGCAGTTATTACGCCTATAAGTAAGGTTGCGCATGTAACAGTTAGAATTGTTTTAAACATATATGTGTTTCGTTGTTAGTTAGTATTTACCATTTTACTCATTGGAATATCTAGTAGCATTGGGTTCCTTGAAATATTTGCTATAGCCCAATAGACCTCACCATTTGGTTCTGTCTCGTCATCATATACCGTCTCTACTGTAATCTTATATTTTAATGATTTGGTTGAAGCGTCTACATGGATTGGTACTGAAAAAGGATAACTGTCTTCAATCTTAGCACTTGATGCTCCAAGTGAAACTTCACCAATTACATCAACCCCCAGCGCACTAATCTTTTGAGTCGCTACATAGTCAGTATCATTCCATTCTAATATTTTCTCTACACTGCCATCAATCCCAAATGAACCATAAGCTATTGTAACCTTTACTTTTGTACTTTCCGCTATTAACCCTTCAACAAATATAGTATTTATTTCTTTTAACTTTGCGGGTTCGCTATGTATAAAACTCTTTGTAGTATATCTATGGTTTATTCCGACGCCATAAGCAGATTTTCTAGCACCAACCTTATAAACATTTTGGTTAAGCGATGACCCAAAATATAGAACACCGTCTATGAGTGCATAGTCTGCTACAGGGTCATCATCAATTGATATGTCGCCAGTATTCAAAGATAATGTTATCTGCCTTCTATCTTCGTCGCTATTCTTAGCAGATAATACTATTGATCTATTCTTTGGATAATATATTACAGGTGAATCTTCAAAGTCCCAGTCCTGAATTGTTGGCAATATAGCTGATGTAATACTATTTAATTGAACATTATCACCTTCAATTATTTTAGAAAACATTTTCAAGCCCTCTGTTCCTGATATATAATATGAGTCTCCATTAAGGCTAGAAACTCCTTTAAGATTTGTAGCCCCTGAATCTTCTGCATCAGCTAAAACGGCAACAATTTCATTAACTGAAGTACCATCGCCAGCAAGGGTCCTTGAATAACTAATAACAGCGTCCTCTTTATGAACTATGACTCCATTCTTCCCGTAAGCACTTAAGGATCTGATTGGTCCACCGCCTTCCATAAAGTCAAAATCTCCTGCGTCACCAAGTCCTCCAGGAACACTAGTAAAATCTGTGACTGCATTAGTAGCGCTATATGTTAAAAGGCTAAGAGACCTTTCAGGTATGCCTGACATAAACAACTTACCTTGAGTTGTTAAAAGGACATTACCTTTATCAAGCGCAGAATGAGTAGTCGTATCTGGCTTCTGTGCGACTCCAGTATTTACTGCCGGACCCTGTACAGTAGGATCAGGAGTAACCCCAGTTAATGTTTTGCTTGTAATCCCAGTATAGGCGTATTCAGTTCCATTTATTAAGGCATCTCCTGTGGTTGTAAATCCTTCAGTTAAGGCAGTTTCATTAAGGACAATTGTATTTGCGGTTACGCTAGCTATAGAGCCAGTGGAGCCATTCCAAGTTGAGAAGTTTTCTACAGCATTGCAAAACACCAGTAAGTTAGCCTTGACTGATGCGTTACCATTGGCTGGGGAAAATCCCATCTTAGCTCCAGTAGTCAATCCAGTTACTAATGGTTCCCACAATCCTTCTGATGTCGATACAAATTTAGTGTTTAAAAATTCAAGCACGCCAGTCACTCCATTGTCCCTAACCCGAAGTAATACTTTCCTAATCGTTCCGAAATTCTTTTTATAAGTATACATTCTAGTTATCTCACCAGCTTCAGATATTTTATTACCAATAATATCGTAACCTTCTTTTGTCTGCATCAACCCGCGAATACTAAAATCAATGTTCTTAACATCGGTTGCGTTCCTTGTAGCTATTTTATCTTCAGTAGTCGCAGTGACTAATCCACCAAGATCCGTAAGATTTTTAAACTTTTTTGGCATCGCTATGGTTTATGTATTTTAACCTTACGCTTCTCACGCTGCAACGGCTTGGTCACAGAATCTAACCCAAGGCTTTTTATTTCATCCCTATAAAGAGTTGTCTTCTTATTATATTCAGCATTGCCCTCATCCCCAAGCGATGGATATAGCAATTTCCTAATACTTCCGCTAACGACTAAGTCCTTAAAGTTAGCCGGAATAAGTATCTTTGTTGTAGCAACTGCTGTAATCTCATCAATAAAAGTCCCAGTACCATCAAGGGCTAGGAAAGTTGAGAAGTAATCCATGTTATATGTAGTAGCCACAGTCTCTCCATCCTGTGAATTCATTGCAAAATATAACTTACCGTCTTTAAAAAAGGTGGTATATGTGTCCTCACTCCTGCCTGAATTAAGTCTTTTAAAAAACTCATTCTTTGCAATCCACTCATAATCACACATATCGTCGTCATCGTCTGGTGCAAGTAAGTCAATCTTCTTTAAATCATCGTCTGTTAGGACCTCTACATCGCTGCTATTAACTAATTCTGCAACTATATATAGAGTTCCATTTGGAATAACAGAGATTTCAACCGTCCGCCTTGCGGATGTAACATCATACTTAGTGTTTAGCTTCCTGACTACATTATTCATTGCCTCTAATCGCCGTCCTTCTGAGGGAACTTGATTACCCATCTCAGATTGAATGTTAGAATCTACCTCGCTCCACGTTAATAGTTGTGACATAGTGTTTGTTTAATTCTTATCACGACAGTCAAAGTTAATTAACTGTCGTAGAAAAACTAAATAGAACTCTCCTCGATACTTCAGATAAATAAAGGGCTATTTAATAGACGTTCCCTTATTTATGCTTACTACGAATCTACAAGTCCTGCCAATCAACCTCGTTATAAGAATCAATCAGCTCCTATACTTATTATACCATTTTATAGAAATTTTTTAAAGGCCTTATACCCTCACCAACCACCCCCACAGGGATAGGAATCTTCCCGCCTGTGGGCTAGAGGGCGTTCTCCAGTTTGCCGGCAAAGATGGGTGGTAAGGGAGTAATTTTACTTACCTTGAATAGCACCCAATGCTTTGCTACCTAGATCGTACTTCTTATTTAGGGTTTTTGTTACTTCATTAATCACCAAAATAAGAACACCAGATAATACCTCTGATATACCCAAGTCTGGCAATACCTTTAAAAAGACTGCTAAGAAACCAATTATGGCTGCAGCTCCGCCACGCCACGCCAAACTTAGTAGGCGTTTTTTTAATTCACGATTCATATAACTTTTTAATTACTTAGGTATTGAAAATACTTTACGATTTTTCCACTCAGCGAGTTTCCCAGGATTATACATATCAACAGCCTGGATGTATCCAACAACTAGCTACCGAGAGTATACCTGGCAACGAACTCGTTGAGGCATACTCTCATTTTCTCCTTTCTGTTCCATATTTGTATTTTATTTGTTATTTTCTTTTACCTCTACCAGCTCCTCTTTTAGTAGGAACTTTAGTAGTCCCATAAAGCTTTTTGTGTCTTGCTTTCCGTTGGGCAAGAGACCTTGGAGTCCCGTTGGGCATATTATTGTTTATGGATAAGTTCTTGACACATTACTAATTTAATTATATTATAGATTAAAATCATGTAAACCAATGAGATACAAAGACGATCTAGCCGGTAAAAAGTTTAACCACTTCACTGTCCTTAAATACTCGCATACCGACAGGCATAGACAGGCAATTTGGGACTGTCAATGTACTTGTGGGAAGTTAGTTAAAATTAGGCGTGGACACATTATAACTGAACATATTAAGTGTTGTGGTTGTTTAACTAAGCATGGAATGAAAGAAACTAAATTTTATCGCTGCTGGTCTAGTATGAAGAGAAGGTGCTTAAATCGCAATACTCACTGTTTCCATAGATACGGAGGCAGAGGAATATCTGTCGGTAAGAGCTGGATGGAATTTATTAATTTCAAGAAAGACATGTATAAATCTTACTTAGCCCATTGCAGTGAGCATGGGTCACGTCAAACGACACTAGACAGAACTGACAATGACGGTGACTATACTCCAGTAAACTGTCGCTGGGCTACATATAAAGAACAAGCCAATAACAAGTAATAATTTACTCTCTATTTATTATCTCCAATAGAGTGTCTAACAATGCAGGACTGGTAAGTTCCTTCAACTGGTCTTTAAACTTTCTATATATCTCGCTTGCCTCGGCGTTCATAGCGTCTCCAACTGGTAACTCATTAAGCATTTCAGTTTCCTCAGCAGTAAGTTGAACAAATCCATTTCTATTATTCCAGCAAAGGTACGTAAACCAGTCTTTATATAATCTAGATTCACCAGCACTTATCATATAAATACCTCCACCAGTTTTAGCTCTGACATTTCGGCCACTATAAGTTGCCAAGAAATCAGCAGTATTTCTTTCAATATCTAGTGAAACAAAGTTTCCATAAACACACTCATTATCAAAGTCATCCATTGGCATAAAGAAGATACCATGATATTGATGGCCTTCGTGTTCAAATGAAACACCCCAGTCCTCACCGTAAGAGTTTTGGAAAGCATAGACTTTCTGACCATCAGCACTTAATGTTAGCCTATTGTTCTTAACGCCCTGATAGCCCATAATATAGCCCAAACAAGTGAAACTATGTCCACCTACATAATAACCATTACGAGCCGTTAGAACGCCAGTTTCGCCCAAATAACGGCCATTGTAACCAGTGTACCATTTAATGGCTGTTGTAAATGCGTGGTCATTATCTATTGCTTTTAATCTAGAGTTTCTGGAATTAACTTCATAGTATGCTTTATCTCTGTGAACCTCCATCTCAGCCGAGTCAAGACCAATATTTATTAAAGCACCCCAGTTCTCATAATACATATCAGGACAAGTAGTAGCTGACATAATGCCATAATTGGTTACAACCTTTTGAGGAGCAGATAAAGCAGCAAACCCGTTACCACTTATAAGACTTAGATCAACACCCTTTTTAATAATGGAACGTGCTGATAAAATTATCTTCTCATCAATTTCTTTTTGAATAGTCTTAGCCTGAAAGGTACAGGTGTTAGTTCTTCCCTGGTCTTTAACTGAAAGCGTAGGAATAAGTTTAATACTATTTTTGGTTTTATAAGAACCCCAACCAAGATGCTCATCAGCACTATAGTTTCGTGGGTCTCTAACCTTTTCTAGTTTAACACCAGAACGATGCCAGATAGCATTTGTTATAAAATAGAGAAAATGTTTTACGTATTCCATATATGTTTGAGTTATTTCTTAGGTAAGGGCTGTTTGGTACAGCCCTGTAAACCTTTCACTTGAATAGTGAAATGAACTTTTGGCATAATGACTTTTTGTCATCTGTTTTTCCTAGCCAGATAAACCGACACTTGCGACAAGTGAACTTCCATCCAATATCGCCATCGACATTGTTCAAGCTGACGTTTGGCTTTGAAGCTCCACATCTCGGACACATTATCTTTGCCACCTCTTCAATATCAGGGAATTTGTATTTCATGGCTAATCTCCTTTTAAAAAGTTTCTCGTTATCTCATTGTATTCCTTTCTTGTTAGCTTCGTTTCTTTGGGGATTTTTTTTTCGATAAGCCGATGACACTCCATGCAAAGCCTGATAATCCTTCCTGCTCCGTTAAAAAACCTTTGAGGCAGTTCATGATGCTTGGTGTTTGCTTTATGTCTCCTACATCTAGGACAAACTCCATAGTTCTTTTTCAATGTACCGCCTCCTTTTTAATGTACTACTTGCCTATTTTATCAATTAACTTCTCTGTCGCTCTAGAATTAAATTCCATAGAATCACAAACCTTAGTTAGTGCTTCAGTGTTTTTATTAAATGCTTCGTTAGAATGGTTGATGTGGTTTGTAGCTAGTTTATGGTAGCACTTCATGAAGAAAATAATTACTCCAATTAAAGCAATAATTATTCCCACCGATCCGTACTTTGGTAATTCTAGTAACTCCATGTTATTTATTAACTTATTAAGACCTTGTGTTATTTAATGATAATACAGAACCATCATCTGACTCTATGTTAATATATTGTCTAGTTGATGTTGAAGAAAAACTATCTACACCTAATATAGCTCCGTCTATTATATTAAGATAACCAGCTCCAGTGTTATCTATCAAAATTAAATCTCCAATAACATAAGTACTAGCCGTAACATAACAATCATCTCCTAAGTTTACTGTCCAATCTCCAGTACCAGAGTAAGTGCAGGTGTCTGTTACACCTTCGAATGGCACATCAGTTGAATAAGTAGCGCTGTTATTATTCGTTAAATCGTTATCGTTACTTGTTTCGTCTAGTAAATTATCTTCCATTCTCCAATAACCTTCTAGGCTAGCTTCAGAGCCAGTTAATATTTTACCATTTCCTGAATTATACAAATCTGAAACGTCTGTTGGCGATAATACCTTACTCCATACTGACACCTCATCTACAAGACCGTCATAATACTCACCTCCTCTAACTTGTCCTATCATAAACGCTGCTGAATTATTGTGTATAGAAGAAGCACCGCTTGGAGATGTCGTCCCAGAAAAAGAACTATTATTTTTATATATTATAACCGATTGTGTAGAAACATCTACTGTTACCGCAATGTGTACCCAAGAACCAACATCCCCGGAAACTACAACGGCACTGCTAGTAACAAACATTGTATAAGCAGAATTATCTTCAAAATAATAAAATACACCAGTATTATTTGAAGAACTTAAATAAAACACCCAACCTCTATCTCCAGAGCCATCTTTTGACGCTATAACAAAATTATTTCCTGCTGAAGTTGGTAATTGTTCTATTTTAATCCACCCCTCTATACTAATATCCCCTGTAATGTCAAGGCCAGACTGGCTTCCGTCAGCAATCGATAAATACTGACTACTACTTAATTCTAAATCTATTGACTTTGTATTTGACGCTGCTAAGGAAGTATTTATACCAAATGAAATGATAACTACGATTGATAATATTATAATTATTATTTTTTTCATTTTATTGTAGTAGTTATTGATGTGGTATTTATTAGAGATTCAACAACATAAGTACGATCCCTTGACTCGGGACCAAATCCTGTTGAAATAATAGAAGTTGAATTCTGTTCTATTATTTGATAGCCTGCTTCACCATTTGGTGTTACATATTCTGTTATTGTATATTCGCTATTACCCTTTTTGTATTTAGCAACATGTTTATATTTATCGTGGGTCTTTTTCCATTCAGCTTGTTCTACTTTTAATTTAGATTTTTCTGACTTAGAAACAATTTCAGCACCCAAAGGAAAGCTCTGACATCCAGTTAGTAATAGTAAGCAAATTGTTATTATAATCTTTTTCATTTAGAATCCTGATATTGTTGTAGTAGCGCCTGGCTCAATCCTTAACCCATTAGTTCCGTTAGTTACTACAAAACTTCCAGTAGTAGTAACATTTCCTCCGATAGTCATATCTCCTCCAAAGACTGAAGTTGTGCCTACATTTAATGTTCCTTGAGTATTTAAGGCTACAGTAGTTGATACTGTTGATGCCGTTAAGGTAGTAATTCCACTTAATGTATTATCAAAGACATAAGCACCAGTACCAAATGTACCAGCTAGAATTGAAGCCGCTGGCATACCCGTAAAGTTAGTACCAGTAAAGGTAGGAGAAGAAGCACTAGAAACATCTTGGTCAATCCAAGAAGCTATATCAACTCCATCAACAGTTCCTCCAACTATTATGTTTCCAGTAACATCTAATATTCCACCGACATAAAGAGCATCAGTAGTAGTTACACTATTTAATGATATATTGTCATCTAAGTTTAAAGTGTCAGTTGACCAACTTAAATTAGTCCCTGCAGTAATCACATCACTAGGGTTGCCAGTTAAATCGCTATATGAAACAGTAGTTAAGAAGCCCTCGCCTGACCAATCTCCCCACGAGTAGGCTGTATTCCATTGGTCTGAGTTTCCACCTAAGGCGGCGATATGTTCAGTTGTAGTAACGTTACCATTAAAAGTAGAATCACCTAAGACCGTAAAGGTAGTAGTAGGTGAAGTTAACCCAACGCCTACATTGCCACCAATATCAATCAATAGGTTAACCTCATCTTCGGTTGTATTTACAAAGCCCCCAGTCGCAGTAGAGAAACCAATCGGTCTAGTGTTTGAATGAAATAAAGCACCACCACGCTCATTAATGTTTGCGAAATTATATACAGCTAGGCTTTCACCAATATTTATTATTTGAGTTTGTGGATCATTAATGGCGATAGCAGATATGGCCGGAATATTAAATGATGACTGTTGTATGGTAAGAAAACCATAATAAGCAGGGATCTCTCTTCCAATGCCTATTGCACCTCCTACATAGAGATCATCTTCTACACGCATATCATCCCCCACGTGTATATCTCCCTGTGTATTAAACCCAACAGTTGAAGATACATAGCCAGTAGTGAATAAGTTATCAGTAGCATTAGTCCAATCAATGTGTTCGTTAGCTACATAGTCTGTAAAAGTATCATGTCCAGATATACCAGAAGCCGACCAGTTTAAAGTATCAGTAGCCCAAGCTAACCCATTGCCAGCAGTGATTACATCAGATGGATTACCCTCTAAATCTGAATAGCTTTTATTTCCAAGAGTGCTTGATGAGTTTACATAAGTAATTACTCTTGCGTCTGTGAAATAAAGGTTAGTACCTTCAGTCAGATCGGTAGTTGATTTAGCACCAAACGCAGAATCGAATCTTGCTTGAGTATAATATAAGTTAGTTCCCTCAGTTAAGTCGGATGTTGAAAAAGCTGATAAATCTGTTATAAAACCCAGTGTAGAAGTAGCAACGCTTTCCCATTTGGAAGTAGCAGTATTGTATCTTAATACCTCGCCATAGGTCATTGGTGTTGAGGTCGTTACATCAGCTATCATTCCTAATTGGTCGATAGTTGTTCCTCCACCACTACATACCGCACCAGTTCCTGTTACATTACCATCGGCGTCGGTTTCCAAACATTGGGAGACAATGTCAGTAAGAGCCAAGGGATTTGTTCCTTGGATTTCAACAGTAGACGGTGTTGTAGTTGCCGTTCCACCAAATAACCATTGAGGTACTGCTGTAGTAAAGTATGCCAATCCACTCGAATAATTATAGATTAAAAAATCCTTAATAGAGGGCGCTGCGTTAGCGACATTTGCAACTAGAAATAAACAAATTACAGCAATTATTATCCCTGTCTTTTTAACCATATAATATTTTCTAATACTTTTTTAGATATTTTACTTGTCTTTAATTTAGAAGGATTCTTTAACAACTCAATCGCAAGTTGCATATCCTTATCATCTCCGGGGGTACCAAGAATGTCAGACTTTTTTACAGCATTATTATCCTGAACAACTAGACTAACCATTGGCTTGTCGGCCTCTTCAATAGTTTTTTGGACAGACCTTACCTCAGTAACAATATTATTATTGTTTTCATTAAGGCTTTTTATCATATCAGCTACTGAGGACTTGGTTTCATTAGCATAAAATAAACTATTAGCGCCAGCCACCTCTACTTCTTCAAGGATTTCTCTTACCATACCCTCAACTGAAGTGAGATCAACTTCCATTTTTAACGCCTTAATCAGGTCAACAATAGTCTTATTGCGATTAGTACCATCATCCTTTAACTTATTTACTACATCAGAAATAAAGGCAACCTTTTGTCCGATTCCCTTATCATCACTTAACTCTTGTCTTATTCCAATAAACTGTTCAGCTAAAGATTTTGCAATCCTATCAACAATCTCAACCTTATCCTTTTCACATAAACACAATGGCTCTTCATTTTTTTTACCTTCTTGCATTTGTGCGCCAAGCATGTTGTACATTCCGCCTCCACCAGTGTCTGCTACAGTTACACTTTGCTCTGCTGGCCTATCAACTGGTAATATAGTTCCACCATAAGAATCTGTATAGACAGTTATTCTAACATGATACTTTGCATCTAAGTCTGGGGTTTTCCACGTCTTTGCATAGTTACCGGTACTAAGTTCCAGCAGATTAACAGTAGCCACTATGGTGGTTAGGTCGTTTATATTATAGACCAGTGCCTGCGGAAACAAGCCGGTATCAGTTGTACCCAACTGAACAGACAACAGTACGTTCTCCTGGGGTTTTGCTGTTAAATCTACTGACATTTATTTATTTTATTCTTATTTATATTTGCTCTAATCCGACCTGAACAAATGCCTCTACTCCATCAGTTGGATCCGTTGATAAATCATCTCCCCTTAACAACAGCCTTAGATGAGTTGCTGGGGGAATATTGAAGATATAAGCGAATGAAGATGTCGTAACCCCTGGGGCAAAACTAAATATAAGAGGATCAACTGAGCCAGTTACATCTCCAATAGCATCGGTAGAAGTAGAATTTCCAGTAACATTAAAATAAGTAACGCCATCAAACGATATTTGTGGGCTGATACCTACAGTTGATGTGGCGTTTCCTGCCTTAGCTTGTCCGGCAACAGAAAATTTAGTAATACCATCTACTAATAAGTCCTGCCTAACGGTTCCGGCAGAATTAGCATCGATAGCAATAGCGTCTGTAGTTGTGCTGGCCGCGTATACAAAAGTGTCTGGCAACGCAGTAAACTGAGTTGCTGAACCAACCCTACTTTGAGCAATTGTTGATTGACCCAATTTCTCTAATTCCGGTGTTACAAAATTAAAGACTGCGATTAGCGCCACTATAATCAAAGAAGAGATTAAAATTGCAGCAACTATCTTTTTAATTTCCATAGATATTATTTATCTTTTTTAAGTGATTTTTTTGGAGCCACTACTGCTTCCTTAATCTTTTTCTTTGGCGCTTCAACTTCGACTAACCAGGCCTCACAGCCAAGTATTTTTAGTAAAACCACACCAACTGCCTGTTGAACCTCGATAGTAGATTCTGCTGGGACATCAACAAACTCAACTCCCGTGTTAAATTTCATCCATGCCCTCTTTGAGTTGTTCTTGATAAACATAACGATTTATATTATTTAATTTAATTATTCCAACACAGAGGATAATAGATTATCCCCTGTAAAGAATAACTAGTCCGCGACTACGTATTCTGCCATTAGGCAAGCAATATTCTCATTGGTTGCGTCAGCATATACACTTTGTACACATTCTAAAGTAGCCCATCCATCAGCAGCAATTGTATCAACATTAGCATCAATTCCTAATAGATTAGTACCAGCTCCAGCAGCAATAGTCATTACGGCTGTTGTACTAGCATTATGAATTGTCCAAGTTCGTGTGCTTCCAATTGAAGGCAATAGGGTCATCATTGTACTTGTAGCCGGCATAGTATATGTAATAGCTGCGCCAGCAGTAAAGTCAAGATTCAAGTAGTTATAACCTGCGATGTCTGCTGAAACCAATGTATAGGTAGCAGCATCTGTAGTAGTAGCGTTTACTGAACCACCACTGGTTACTATACCAAGAGTAGTAGCACCAGTTATAGAAGTAGCACCAGTAAACGATGATGTTCCAGCAACAGATAGGTTTCCTCCTATGTCCCAGTCATCTGAAGTTGAGCCACCAAGGAATCCGATACCGTCAGAACTGTCTGAAGCGATAGTTAGATTTTCTACGTTCTCAATAACTGTACTTGCCATACCTGAATATGCTCCAACAACACCGACTAGTCCAACGCATACGACTGCAACAGCTATGACTATAGCTGTTAAGTTATTCCTTTTAACTTCATTACTCATAAAAGATGAAGGTTAAAATTTAATTAATTTTTAGGTCGCTTAATTCCACGACCACAGTAATTATTAGTAAGTTTGTGACAATTTTTACACAAAGTCTCACCATTATCATGGTCCCACAGCTCTACGCAAGTGAGCGCATCTTCTAATGACTTGACCTTATTTTCTCTAATAATTGTCGCAAAGTCTTTTTTGTGATGAACTTCTAATTTCCCACCGACCTTTTTACACTTATTACAAATGTAACCATCTCTTTTAATAATATCTTTTGTCCATTGCTTGTAGATATTATTTTTTCTGATTAAGTCATATAAGGAGGTAATACCGCCCTTCCAGCTAGGAGAGTTTTTTCCTTTCCTATCGGAGTAACAACATTCATGCGAACAATATTTCCTTGGTCTATTCCCGTTTACACTCGATGAAACTTCAAATTCTTTTTTGCAATTCATGCACACATACTTAGAGACTTTCGCAGTTCCGTCATTCCAGGGTTTGTGACCCCTAAGATACCTATGCCCACATGAATGACCCTTTTTAAAGGATCCAGAGTTTTCTTTACATACCCCTATTGTTCCCCTATTCCACGGGTCATTTCCTTTCTTAAAAGCAACAACCTTATTAGAACATTCCTTAGAACAATACTTTGAAATTTTCCAATTTTTTAGAGAACAATTATACGGTTTAAAGAACTTCTTTCTACATCCATCACAATGTTTAAATAGCATACTTTTTAAATTAATTAATAATATTGGGCACAGGGAATGACCAATTCACTCCCTATGCTTGTTCCTAATATTATTGTATCAAATATACTATTTAATGTCCAGTACCGTCAGCCTAACTCGCTGAACCATCTGAAGCGACCGTGTACTCAAAGTTTGAGTAACCCATAGCACATGCCATGTCCACTGATACTCGGATAGCCTTTGTATCAAAGTCAACGTCCTTTTCAATCTTTGGAGAGATTAAAGAAACATATCGTAATGGAGCCTGGTTTCCTGCGTCCTTAGCAAATACATACCATGATGTATCAGCGTTAGTAACACTGTTTGCAGCGTTACCTAGATAGTTAACAACCATCACGTCTACAACACCGTTGTAGTAGTTAATGTTGTTATCTGTTGTATCAGGAGCCAAGATTGAGTTAGTTAACTCAATAGCTGTCTTCTCTAGAGAAGGTGGAACTACTAATACAAATTTACCTTGATAACCGATCGGTAGACTTCGTCCGTTAAGCTGTTCTTTAATCTGCTTTACAGCAGTAAATAAAGAAGTCTTTGATAGGACTGGGTTACTAGCAACACGGTTAGATCTGTTTGCAACACCTGCAACTTTTGAGGTATGAGCAGTACTGTAAAGTGATACTCCGTCAGATAGACGTGCAGTTGGAAAGTTTGACGCATTATCAGTTGTGCCAAAACCATCGATTAGTGGCGCCCAAGCCCATCTATTCAATGTTCTATTAGCAGCAATCATGTTTTGCCTTACTTCATCCAACTTTGCTTCTAATTCAGACATTCGAGTCTTCATTAGCATTTGAGAGATAGATACAATCTTACCTGACTGCTTCATTGTGTATTCAGTCTTGTAAGCAGGGTATGTTTTATCCTCAGTGATTGAATCGCCCTCATCGAATATTTCCAAATAACTTAGCCCAGTTACACCTTCAGTCCTATAAATTTGACCGTCAGCTTGTTCAGTCTTATGTAGACCATAAGATTGAAAACTAGGGGCAAGTTCTTTGGTATCGTCGATTATTTCGTCGATTCGTGCAGATACGCCTTTGACGAAATCTGCCCAATTACTTGTCAACATAATAAACTAAGTTATTTAATTAAATTTTTACCTGTGATTCCTGAATAGAAACAAGTAGTGAATTGTCTGGAGCGCCTTCGGATGTGTCTTCTCCATGCGAGTTAAATGCAGCAGTAGTACCAGCAACCTCAGCGGTACTTTCATCAAGAGTGATTGAACCAGTAGCAGCATCTAAGTTAATTCCCTGATCGTCAGAGTCATTAGTAGTACCAAGAGCAGCATCAGCGGCACAGCTATAAATGCTGTCAGTTGAAACGTCGATAACAGCAACAACAGTGTTGCTTGCTGGAGTAGTATAACTTCCTTCGAAGTCATCACCCAAGCCGTCATCAGTTATAGGAGAGCCATCAGCCTTTCTGATTGCTGTAATGATTCCAGCACCTGCACCACCTGTCCAAACAACAAGTGTTCCAGAGTCATACTTTACTGCCATACCGACAGAAAATAATGTGGAATCTCCTAGAACGCACTCTACTAACTCACGACCACCATTTGCATTTCTGCTTTTCTTAAAAACAAAAGACATAGTGATTGTTAATTATTAATCTTATACTTTTGATACCTTTCAATATCGCCATCAAAAAACCTTTCGGCCATTTGTCTATCCTTCTTTGTAACCGTTTTGGTTGTAGATTGGTTCTTATCAGAAGCCCCATTTCCACCGTCACCGACATCAATGTTGTCTTCTTCAACTAGGACCTTAGCCCTAACCTTTTTTTCTACAGACTCTTTGTACAAATTCGGATACAAATTTATAGCAGCTTTATCTAAGGCAGCAACAATATCTTCCTTCTTTGATGAACCTCCAGGATTAAACGCATTTGAAATCTCTGTAGTTATGTCATCATTGTCAGCCCAAGGATTATCAGAAAGCCATTCGCTATATCCAGCTTCTAAGTTTTTACTAAATTCTTCTTTATTAGAACTTCGTAAAACTTTATTAGCCTCTTCAGCAGCCGTCTGCCTAACTCTTTCTAGGAGTGCCACCTCATCAAGTTGATTTGCTACAGAAACCTCATCGGATTCGTCAGCCTCTTCTTCTTTTGGTGGAATAGCCTTGTCCTGTAACTTCATTATACGCTTCAACTTAATTGATGCGTTGTAGTCATCAGCACTTTTCTTAATCTTGTCGAGTTCGTCCTTAGAAATGGAAACCATTTCCTCAGCGTCCTCGTCATCCTTAGTTTGTTGCCCATCAGAATCATCAGTTTTTTGAGTGGTGTCCTTTTCTTCCACCTCTTGATCCTTGTCTTTTGTTTCCTCAGGCGAACTGTCCTGAACTGTAGTTTTTTCTTCTACATCTTTTGATTCTTTTTCCATATTGTTGTTAATGTTTAGACTGGTTACGATCCAGCTTTTATTAAAAAAACCTCTCTTTCGAGAAGCTCTTTCAAATGCACTACCTGAAAAGTCGGCAAAGAAAAATCAGGTAGCGAATTCAAAAGAACCACTCGATTATAGCCGACTTATAAATTGTCAATTTACTTTAAAACCTTTCCTTCCTTTCTTATATTTACTCCACATCTGATACTGTTTATCTTCTTCTGACTCCATCTCTATAATATTCATCGCCGTCTGATGCCCATCAGTCAAAATCTTTAACATCATCGCCGCACCCTTAGCTATATCACGCTCCTTGTCAGTCTTAGCCTCCCAATACCATAATGTTTGCGCAGTCATAAACGACTTCAATAATTTAGTTATGTCATTAGGGTTCGTCATTCTAAAGAGATTAAATTCCTCGCCAATAGTCAATTTAGTAATCTCCCTATTCTCTTTTATAAACCACCTGACCAATAATCTTATTAGATATTTTCTCATAATACTTATTGTCCCCAACTTGAACCAAAATTTTGCCCAGGTTTTTTGTTAACTTTCTGGTTATAAGCACTTAAGGGATTTCTTTTTTTACCCTTTAATGCCTTCTTAGCTGCAGCCATATAAGGATTATACTTTGCCTTACCGTAAGAACCATTTAATCTAGTTACTCCGTTTGCCATATTATTATATTATTTTTTTTAAACTCCTTGTTCTCCACCAAGTAAACCAGCTAACTCTGGTGGTAATGATTGATTATCTCCAGCCGGCTGTCCTTCCTGTCCTGGCTGCGGCTGTTGTTGTTGCTGTGGTTCCTTAACTAAATCAGTTGGTTGGTCTAAATCCTTAGCAAGATTCTTTTTATTCTGTAACTGGTCAACATATGGATCACCATTAGTCATCTGATACCAAGTCAATCCCTTATTAGTCTTTGTTGCCTTACTATCTTTAATAGAAGAGTTTGGAACAATTCTAACTTCCAAATCCAATTCCCTATTAGTAAAGAAATCTCTAGTAATAACGATAGGTTCAACCTTAGCTTCAAGTGCATTAAATGGTTTGCCTTCTTCTCGTTCAGTAAGTACCTCAAGATCATCACGCGTTGGCATATCAGCCTCACTATTTGCAATCTGTATAAGTTTTTTACCAGTATTTCCATTACTTAATATTCTGTCCTCAACCGTAATAAACTTAAATCGTTTGTTTCCATTTTTATCTCTACTAGGCATTGCATAATATTGAAGTATATTATTCATTCTTAGCCAGTACTTATAAGAAAGTGAACCTTCCATCATTGCTAAAAACATTCCAGCAATATTTAAAGCACCTTCCTGTAGTTGTTGTACTTCAAACTTAGTCTTTCGTCCGCCAGTAGGTACTCCCTGAGACTGTGCTGACACAGAAGTCTCCTCCATTGAACTCTTAATAAGTGACAATAGCTGAAAATTAGCTGGGTCATTCTGGCCAAACGATACTCTCTCAATCTTTGAACCAGGTTCAACATCATAAATTCTACCAGGCTCCAAATAGCCATCCTCAATATCTACCATTCCATCTGCAAAAATTGGTGAGTTTACGGCTAAGAACAATTGATCCAACATCCCATTAAGGATTGAGTTATCAACGTCCTGCATGCTCATCAATTTATCCGGAAGTGATTTACCATATAAAAACTGATGATGGATTGGTTCAGCAATCGCAAGCCAAAAAGGTTTCCTGCCATGATTCCAAGGCAAAGCCCCATAATATATCTCTTGAGTATTAGCCCATATTCCCATCTTGCCCTCAACCTCATCATAAAAATGAATCACCTGAATATTCTGTGGATTTATATCACTACTAATACCCCAAGGTAATCTATCACTGTTTAAATACATCGACATTGGCTTAACATCTGATGCGCCCTTAAACTTTCCGTATGTATCTTTAAATGCTGCTGGGGTCATCTCCTTCACCCAGAAGCAACGCTTAATATTATCAAAGTCACTGGTCCAAATTGTCTCTGGGAAAAACTCATCTATAGGAACAATCTCACCATAAACATCATCCCAAGCATTATATTTAATTGTTTCAGTTTTCTTTTCCCCAGTCTCTGGGTCGAAATCCTTAACGTATTCCACATTCCGAGTATCCTTCTTCCAGCTCTCAAACCCAATTACTGTACCCTCCGATAAGCCAGTATACATTTCCCAGATTAATTTCTGCTCATCTCTATTCTTGTGGTTAGCAGCCTCAAGTAAATCAGAATAAATCCTCTGTCTAGCTTCTAATCCAGGCTGATTGAATATAGATTGCGCTCGCAATAAAATCTCCGGCTTCATCCTTGATGACGCTAGAGTTCCTAAAATTGCAATTACCTTGTCCCTTGTCTTCGGATCGAAAATGTTCTGTTGCCAGTCTTCTTTGTGTTCAGGCTTCGGAGAATACTCATTCATCCTATCTACGCCAGACTTTACGTAGTCAATTATGTTTCTATCTATACCACTCTTGGAGATGAATCTTACATTTTGGTTTCTCCGTTCTTCGTATTCCAGGAATAACTCCCAGATTTTTGTAAATCTCTTAGTTGGTTTGTTTGCCATTGTACAGAGTTTAGAGATGAGTAGAAGAAAATCTTTATAACTAATTATACCATTTTGTGCTAAGTGCTGTCTAGCCTATTGTACCAGATTCTGTTAATTTATATTCCTTAGGTTTTCTTACAGTTTTAGTTGTACGGTTATTATAGTTTACAGCAAAATATGAGAACGCATCTCCAAAATGTGAGAACTCATCATGCTTTGGCACCTGGGAGTCAGTCTTCAACTGCCAGGACATAAACATTTCTATAGATAGTGGACATTTTGGGCTAACAATAACCTTAGAAATAAGATTTCTAGCCGCACCCAGCCTTGTTAATACAGGAGAACGCACACTCCGCACCACAAAACCAAACTTACGCAACACTTTAGCGTTACTACTACTGCCTCGCGCCACCATACTACGGTTCTCCCCACTATGTGGATCGCAAAAAATGATTCCACGCTTGTATGGCTTAGCCTGTATCTCATCTATGTAGTGATATATGTCACTGCTCTCCTCCGTACCATCTCCACATATCTCATCAAATATATAAAACTTCTTTTTTTTAGGATCGTGCTGTATAAATTGTATCGCCGTCTGGTCAAGACCAAAATCAATCGCCAAATATACTGGTAGGCTTGGATTATATTCCACATAAGTATCAGCCTGCTTCTCTGGCGGCAGGTCTTCATCATAGTCCGTACCAATATTAACCTCCTCCGAAAAATCAGGAAAAACTTTGCCACCCATTGAGGCCTCATAGTTAATGTCCAACTCCTGTGCCACCTCCTGAAGCGTAGAAGCACGTGCTACTTGCTCATCATACCAAGGTGAACAGAGCGTACCGTCATCCTTCGGATACATATCCCTCGCAAAAACAGGATTAAGTGACCAATGCAACGATAAAAATGGCGACTTATCTTTATTAGCCTTCTTTAATAAATGGTAAAAATGGCAATTTGTACCACTAGTATTAGGAGTAGATAAGGGAATTCTGCACTTAGTTGTCGACCCACAAGACTGCCAAGCCGCCTTATCTGTCTGCTCCCATGATGCAAACTCATCAAATAGAATTACCTTTCTACGATCAGACCGTCCAAAATTAGTATTGTTAGACTCACCAGCAATCGTAGCCTTATGAACTGGATGCACCAAGTTCCCAGTCTTATCCTCCATCATCGGCCGTAGTGGTGGAATCATCCAAGTCGGTAGCCGACTTAGAATAAACCTTGCCTTCTCGAGGAGCGATTTAATATTCCCACGCTTATCAACGTTTTCAAATTTTTGAGAACCAACAAGACACTCCCATCTCTGGAAGTGCCAACCCCAAACCAGTATCGCAATAAGGAGCCACGACATCCCAGTTTTACGGGACTTCTCAATCGGTAAATCATAGCCATTGATGACAGCCTTGATGATTTCCTTGGCTGCATACTTCTGGTAGCTGTAGAGGAGGAAAGGAATTTCCTTTAAGCTATCATCTTTAGCCTCCGGGTCCTGGATAAAGACAAAGTTATTGCAGAAAAACTCAAACCCAGTCTCTGGGTCCTCACACATACTGATAGCAACTGCCTGTGCCTGAGGATCTGTAGGTAAATTAGCCGTGATTTGGATTCTATCATCCAAGGCACTAGTGAGGGAAATCATTTCCTTCTCATAGTCTAAAGACGGAATAGGGATGAAATTCTTATGCTGACTTGGTGATTGTGTGTTTGTTAGCATTTATTCTTGGGCTTGATTAGTATTTATCCTACTAAGTAGAAAAGCCTTCTTCTCCTCCGGCGTTTTAAGTTCTGCGAGTACTTTAGCAATATCCACCTGGACAGTTGTTGACTTAGTTTCCTTATTGTCAGTTGAAGCACCAGTATTAAGCCGATAAGTCTTATCCATATCCGCTATAGTGGGTTGCAAGTCCTTCACCGCCTGGACCGGATTTTCTGATTCGATGGCTATATCTAGGGCGTGGTCTACTAACTTGCGATATTTATCCTTAATTTCCGTTATCTTCTGATTCTCCCTTAAGGTAGCAAACGTAAAAAAGTTCTTCTCTATGGTAGTTAGAGTAGTTTCATGATTGCTTAGCAGGGCTGTGACCGTTTTAGTGGAGACGTTAAAAGATTCAGCAATCTCCTTGTTCGGAGTGCCGTTAAGACTCATAACCATCGCATCCTTCTTCTGTTGGAAATTTAGGTAGCTGTTTCTTGGCATATTTAATTCTTTCCTTTACACCCCCTACAAAAAACATAACCATTATCACCTGGATCCTCGCCAAGAAATTCTTCGCAGATAGCACAGTAAACCTTGCCCTTTTTGGTTGTGGTCTTTGGCTTAGTAGAGGCTATGGCTGTGGCTGAAGTTATAGGCCGGGGATACATAGCTTCTGAATATGGCATATTGGTTTGGTTTAGTTTAGTTTATCATCTTTCTTAAAACGATGCCCACAAGAGGGGCAGGTGGTAGTAAAGGTCTGACGGTGGTGTTTCTGACATAAACGCCTAAGACGGCCGTTTCCAGCGTTTGAACGCTTGTTGGTACAGCCTGGGTGTTCGCATTGAGTTGTTGTGTCTGTGTTTTGCATAATGTTATTTACTTTTGGGGGAAGCGGAGGCAACCGCATTCCAGCGATATAACTTCTAAGGCTGTAAGTGATCAAATCCATCTAGCCCACTTGCAAACTCCTTGATACGATCGCAGAGCAAATTGAAGGCCACCGCGAAGTTGTGCCATTCGATCCCCCCAGAAATAAATAAGTTACTAATATAAGTATACCATAGGGGATAACCCTTTGGCAAGTTTATACCGGGTGGGGGTATATATATTAGCTATCAAATAAGATATTGGCTAAATTTAAAGGATGAACAGTAGATCGTCAAATGGTTATCCCCTAATACGTGGGTTGCTGGATAGGGTGCTACCCTATTGGTAAATGAAAAATAGGTAGGATTTTATGGGGGATTACTATATATATATTCATAGGGTGGCAGGGGGGGG